TCTCACTTTTCGCCACTGCATCAAAATGCGTGTTGCGATCTGGAGATCCTTCTTCTTGGGGTAGGTTTCCCCATTCTTCGGCGTGATACGGAAGTTCTTGGTGTACAACTCAAGACCTCCTATCCATTCCGGCATGAACCAAGGAAGGAATGTGGAACGTAAGGTTTCCTCATTCTGCTTGATAAAAGCATAATGAACCTCTTTACGTAGATACTTAGGACAATCTTCAATTAGTTCTCTGTATCTCGCACCTATGGATTTGGTGCTGTCCCCATCCTCACTGATCAACCCGCTTCGTTTCTGTCCCGTAAGTAGACCCATATTTACAAATTTGGTCGTATGGAACGGATGCATCCTTTCACTCTTCTGCTTGTAAGAGTTCAAGAAAGTATGCTTCAGGTCATAGAAATCAGGCTCCTTTCCGTCTTTCCCTTCGATAAGACGTTGCTTGGTTTCTGTTCGCGTCACAACTTCTGTGAATGTACGTTCTGATATACACATATTGGAATTTACTTTATCTACAATGAAGTTTCGCGAATTAATATTTACAAATGACTCACTCACATAGGTTTTCCCTATGGACTCTGTCATACCTGAAAGTGCGGCGATCTGACCCCAGATCACGTACCCCCTGTCGCTGCCAAGCCAAAGGCAGTCGTCCCCGTTGAACATAGCCTTCAATTCATGAAGTGGTATCATCTCATCTTGATCCACCTCAACTGACCAACGCACCATTGCGCAGTTGATCACGTTGAGAATTATGAAGGACATAATGTCTCCCATCAGGGTTCCTCTTTTCTGTTTCTTAATTTCGGCCGCTAGACCATCATCATCGATCACTACCCAGTGATCAGGTCCTCTCCGAATCCATTGAGCGTTCTTCTTGCTCACATGGGGAAACATTTGAGGCTTTAATTCCTCATTCCGTCGAATGTAATAATCTCGATGGACTTTAGGAATTGGCTTACCGAACTTATCCTTGACTCTATAGTTAAACAGGATCCAATGATCGGTG